TGAGTACGGCTCAAAAGAATAAAGATCTTGAAAAGCTGGAAAAAGATCATCAAAGCAACATGAGCGTGATTTATGCGGGTGCGATCCAAGCAATGAAAGCGCAAGGACTATCCAACAAGACGATTCAAGAACAACTTCAAACAGAGTTTGGTGCGACGGCGTCTCAAGCTAAAAAAGCAATGAGCGCTTATTCAGAGGCGATGAGCAAGGGGGTTAAGGACACAAAGCAGTTTGCCGCCGCTGTATCAGATGGAATGATCAAGAACGTCAAGAAAGCTGGCAACGATTGGAACAAGCTAGTTCTTGATCCAAAAACAGGCAAAGTTATCACGAATCTTCCGGAGGTGTTGCACGATACAGCTAATACCAAAGAAGGGTGGAAGCGTCTAACCTTTGACTTAAAAAATGCAAAGATTAGCACTAATGCAAAAGAAACAATTGCCATAGCACTGGCATCAACTGATAAGTGGAATTCGCTTAGCGTCGATGAGAAGAACGCAATCATCAAAGAGACTGGCCGAAAAGATTTGGCTGATCTTATGAAGCGCATGGTTTCTTGGAATGATTTAACGCTTGAACAGCAGCAGGCGGTTGTCAAAGGAGACTATGCACCGCTGGTTGACGCGATTATTCAAGCTGGTACATGGAATCAACTAGATGTGGAAGACAAGCAAGTCTTGGTAAAAGACAAGGCTAACATTCCGTTGGTTGATGCGCTCGTTAATTCTGGTCGGTGGAACAAGCTTGACCTCAAGACTCAAAATGCGCTTCTACAAGCAAAGGGCAAAAAAGATTTAGAAGATGTTTTGTTCAATATGGGGCTTTGGAACAGCCTCGACATGAATGAGAAATATGCCCAACTAAAGGCAATAGGTAAAACGGATTTAGCTGACATGATTGATCAGCTAGGACTGTGGGACACTATCACTCCTAAGCAAATGGAGGCTGCAGTTAAAGGGGACTACAGTCAACTAACGGCGGCAATTGATCAGGTTCATGGCTGGAATCAACTTGATACAAAGCAATTAGAGGCAATAGTTCAGGATAAAGCAACTGTTCCGCTGATTCAGGCAATGATTCAAAATCAAAAGTGGAATGGCCTTTCGGTTGAAGAAAAGAATGCAATCCTGAAAACTAAAGGCATGCCAGAATTAGCTGACATGGTTGTCAAATATGGCTCATTTGATAGTTTACCGGATTCGACAAAACGATTGTTGATAAATGATGACGATGCCAGGCAAAAGCTGATTGCTGCTGGAGTCAACATGGATAAATATAATGTCGATGTTAATCCCGATGCCAAAATTTTAAAGGGAGATAGCAATCCACTATTAGCCGAAACAATTAAAGCCAAAGAAGTAATCGCTGACTATGCAACCGTGTTACCTGATAAAAAGCAGTTCGGCGGAAACTCTAGCGGCGTTACCAATGCAGCCAAATCTGGCGAAGGAAGCATCGGGCATTACGATACAGTTCTTCCGGGACTTAAGCTGTTTATCGGTGATTCAAGCAGCGTGACAAATCATGCTGAAAAAGGTAAGGGCGAAGTCAACAGTTTCAATGGAACTAACCCATCAATGCGTTACTTCATGGGTAATGCTTCAAGCGTTGTGGGGGCTGCCGGATCTGGTAAAAACAGTATCGGAAGTTTTAATGGAACAAATCCGGGAGATAAATATTTCAAAGGCCATGATAATACGACAGGACCCGCAAGTGCCGCCAAACGTGCAGTTAGCGCATTTGGTGGGAATGAAGTCATCACGAAGACTTTCAATTTTGTGGCTAATATTTCGGACAGTATTCGGAAGCTTCTTCACTTGCAGCACGGAACTAATGATCTCCGAACGAGTTCACTGGCGATGGTGAACGATGCCTCCGGATCTAACTATCAAGAGCCTATTATCACTCCTAATGGCAACATGTTTATGTTCAAAGAACGAAATGTGGTTTTTCCGCTTGCTCGTCACTCAATGGTTATTCCTGCTGATAAGGCTCGTCGAATGAACATTCCACGTTTTGCTGGTGGCACCACAGACTTCGGAGGCGCTGCTAATAGAATAAACCAATTGAATCCGCAAACCTTTGTTACCAGCATTTCTAGTGGTAGCAATAGTCGTGTTGAGGATTTGCTAGCAAGACTGATCGAACTAACAACTTATAAGATTAATCATACACAACGTACTGAAGGCAAAGTAGTGCTGGAAAATAACCGCGAAATTGGCAAATGGTTGTACCCAACAATTAATGAGCTGGATAAGCAAAACACAATCAGAGAAAGACATGGAAGGGGTGTTTATTAATTGGCTAACTTGATATTTGGAGGACATAAGATTGGTAGTTCCGTTCTGCAGTTTAGTGCTGCTAGGGGAATTACATCAGAGATTGAAAACACTTCCCAGTCTGTTGGAATTAGCGATGGTGAGATGCTTATCAATAGTCGTCTTAAGTCTAGAATCATTCCAGTAACTTATGATTTTGTGGCGCTATCTCGTCGTGAATTTGAACGGCAGTTAGCGCCACTACTTTATAGCACGGATGTTCAGAAGCTAATCATTGATGATCGCCCCGATGAATTTTGGTATGCAAAAGTTGACGGCAAGATCGACATGGACCGAGCTTATTTTCTTGGCACTGGTACTATTAATTTTCTTGTCCCCGATGGCATTGCGCACTCGGTAGCCACGAAGACGTTTGACAACATGCCATACAAGGACGTGCCAGTGAACTTTGCCATAGCTTCACACGGTTTTGCCTCTAATACTGACCAATTTGATGCGTATCCCATCACCGTACAGTTATCAGAAGATTTGTCAGGGAAAACAATTACTACCACCGTTAAAGTTAGTGTTACTAATTATCAAGGCAAAATAGACAGTTCGGTCGGCATTGATTCCTACATTGACATCAAAGATGCCGGAAGCACCGGTAATTTGACGGGAATAATTAACCAGATTCCTATTACTGAAAATGGTGTTTATACATCATCGCCTAAAACAATTGTCAAAAATCCGTTAACAGGAACGACCAATCAGATTAGTTTGGAAATGTTCAACTTGAATGCCACAATCGAAGTCTGGATTAAGGTTGAAATAGGCACTTCTGCTTCTCCTTGGTCACCTAACCCCGCTGATACTGAATACTATACCAACACCGTCACGGTTCATAATGGCGGCACTTATCCTGTTGAGCCAGTTATTACGGCAACTATGCACGCGGATAACGGCATGGTTGGGATCGTTAATGATCGCCCGGGTATTCTCCAATTTGGCACGCAAGAAATAGATGGATATACTACCGACGTGTCGGAGAAAGGGCTAAACGGAGACTTCTCAGCACCAATATCCGGCACGATATACAATCAATCAGCCACTAACAATCCGAATTGGGGCGGTGATTCAAGCAAACCAAACAAGCAGACTGGATCAATCAATTATGCCAGTGACAGCTACAACGGGCCGCATATGGAACCTGCATATGCTTCAACTGGGACTTATTGGAATGGTCCAGCCGCCAAAATACCAATTGCCGCCACAAGTCAAAATACGCGTAACAACAACTTTACTGTATCCATGATGATCCACTTTGAGACAACAGTGTCCCAATTGGGCCGTATGGAGCTAACACTTGAGGCCGGTGGAAAAGTTCAGTATCAAATGGTGGTCACAGACAACAATGCTGTCAAAGACGAGATTCAGGTCGATTGTTATGTTAAAGACCAGCAAGTGGGAACCATGTCACTTGATCGATCGAAATTCACAAATGATAAGTTAATGCAAGCCAGATTGAGCAAATTCGGCTCGAGCATTAATTTTGAAGTCTCTCCATGGAATGGAAAAAGTGGTCGTGAAATGACCGTCTCTTTGCCACCTTTGACTCGTCCAGACATGATTAGTGAGAACGTTGAAGCATTTTCCGTTTGGTTTGAACGCAACAACACATGGGGACAAGCTGGGATGAAATTAATCGCGGTTCAATTTGACTGGCAGCACGTAAATTGGTGGACAGACATCAAGAACAGGTTTTCAAATGGCGATGTGCTGACCATTGATGTTGCCAATGCTAAGACCTATTTGAATGGGTCTGAGAACCGTACTCTTCATACGATTGGCAATCAATGGGAGCAGTTCAAACTGCCACCTGGTGATACTGAGATTGCTATCACGCCTTCGAGCTGGGCACAACCATTTGCGTGTGAAGTAGAGATAAGGGAGGCTTGGCTATAAATGGAGTATTACTTTGCAGATCGAAAATCAAACATTTTGGGTGTTGGGTCGACTGATGGCAAAGGCGAATGGCGAATTGACAACGATGTAGAGACACAGAGTGTCGACAATCGTCCTGCGGTTGAGCTTTCTCTTGATATTCACTTCACAACGAATCAGGAACAAGCAGTCAATGAGATGGCCAAAGAAACCAACTTCATTCTTTATCAAGACGAAGAAGGCAACGGCCACCAAATGGTGATCGAATCGGTTGAGCATGATTCACTAGGCCATATCCATTCAATTGTTGCTAGTGATGCCGGTAATGATTTGATTAACGAAACCGTTGGTGCGTACAAGGCCGACAAACCATATACGATCGCGGACTACATCACAAGGTTTACAAATGATTCAGGCTGGGAGATTGGCATCAACGAATTTCCTGACAATGTTCGAACGCTCGAGTGGACTAGTGAAGAATCATCGTTGGCTCGCATTATTGCCGTGGCAAAAGATTTTGATGCAGTGCTTAGCTTTGGCTTTGAGTTTGTTGGAACGAATTTGGTTAAGCATGTCATCAACATTCGGCATGAAACGGCCGGCGATAGCTTGATCTCTTTTGAAATGAATAAGGACATCAACAATATCGTCACGCACCACGATACCTATGACATGGAAACCTCTATCAAGGCTTATGGAGCGGTTCCAGAAAGTACGGATGGATCAACTAATAAGGATCCAATCAACTTGATCGGCTACAACTGGACTGATCCAACGGGACAGTTTGTGCTTGATCAGTACGGGTTCTTG